CATTTCAATATATTTATCAATAGATTCAATTAATGATGCGGCGTCCTTTCTGAAAGCGCCCGAGGTGACCTTGCTGTAATTCCCGGTTTCTTTATTTAAGGTCCTTCCTAAAGTTCCCAACTTTGCTCTAAAACTTTGTTTTGAGCCGGGATTATCTCCATCGTTGTCCTGTGATTTGACTTTTGGCTCGGTACCTTTGGCTAATAAATCAATAACATTTGTTGATAGTCCGGTTGAAAATGAAGTGAATGTGGGTGTTGTTGATAATCTTAACACTGGTTGAATATCAGCAGTCTCTATTGCAGACAGCCAATCTACACCTGTAGTGATATTACCTACAGGGTCCTCTCCGTTGTATATATTTTCTCGTTCATCAGCAAGCGCTTGCGTATCTGCGTCTGTTTGATTGGGTTGGGTCGCAAAGTTAGATTGACCGGTAAGTTCAGGTGACTGTATTATTAGGGGTTGTGGACCAATGAAATCAGAAGCAACGTTTCGTGCGTCATTAAACGCATCCACCTTCTTTCCGCTTGTTATACTCTTTAGGAAATCGCTGTTGTCTGCGTACTCGCCTGTGTCTATGATAACCTGTCGATTGTTATCTGAGACCATTCCTCCACCGGCAGCATTGCTGATATCGACATTGACGCTCATTTCTTCGTTGATGTCCTGTGATAGCTTGTTGGCGTCGGTGATAGTTTTTTCACCAGGTGTAAACGGATTATATAAATTAATAGCGGACGTACCTTCTCCATCATATTTATCCAAATATGAAGATTCTCCGAATGCCATGGCATGAACAGTTAACCCTGGATTATCAAGAACATTTACTTCATTGAGTGAATTTACCATCAAATCTTGACTTAGTGCCGGGTTATTATGACTATTATATGTGTCGAAGGCTAATGTTTTATTAGAAGTTGCTGCCATAGTCGCGGCTAATTGTACAAATTCCGGGATGACGGATTTTAAATCAACACTTTTTATTATAGAATTTTTACTATAAGAATCAAATTTAAAAACAGGAAGGTCAGTACGAGCATATCTACCGTCATACACCGAAGCAAAATTAGGAAAAAACTGATTAGCACCTAAATTAAAGTCAGGATATTCGTAGAAATTACTTTTTATATTACCTAAAAGATTACCCATACCTTCTTTAAAAGTTTCTACAAAATGGTCAGGTTCGAGTTCTATTCCTTCTTCAATACCTTCAAACAAATTGAAACCATTTTTATCTTTCTCAGGTTTATAATCAACAACAGCAGGAAAATAATTTCTGTGTATAAATTCGTCATTATCAGCACCTACAAAAGCTTTTATAACTACATCTAAGTTAACATACATACTACGATAATCACAACTATATAACTGCCCGGTCATTTTTAAATCTTTGCTGGTTTCATCCTTAGTATGATATGGTTCTTGTAAAAAAGGAAGACCATGTTCTAACATAGCCGCAATACTTCTATTAAAATTTTTCATTTCATTAGCTACTATAGATGATTCGTCTGTAAACCCGCCTCCTGAGAAAAAGGCGGTATATTCCAAAAAGGTATCAAACCAACCCTTCTCCATATCGTCAACTATCGAACCATTAACAGAATCATTTAAAAGAGCTTTAGTAGCAGGAGTGTTTATTAAAACTTCATGCATATTTCTCGGGACCATGTAATCATGGAGTACCATTTTATTACTGAGTGGTATTTCGCCACCGGGTACAGGACGAGTAAATATAGAACGTAGCCCACTCATTACTTTTCCGGATGCTATTTCGGCAGTTCCGAATAATCTTGTTAAAATATTATCTTCAATATATCGCATAGAAACATAATAATTTATCGGAGCTAATCTCATATATGACTCGCCGGTGATTCCAAACATTTCATTAGCAACCTTTTCCCCGAAAAGATGATACCACGATTCAGCCCATATTAATTGTGTATCAGCGGTATAATCCGTAACTGTTAATAATAAATCTCTTGATTTATGCATACTTACTATATGCTGTGAACCTTCAGGGCCTATAGATGAAGCAAACCCAGCTTCAGATAATTTATTTACCAGGGCGTATCGTTGTTCTGATGGTGTTGTGTTGCCTGTTGGGTATGTCCATACACTCGGGCACTCAGTAGAAAAAAACTTAAAGTCGTTGAGCAAAGACTTACCTGTGTTGGATGTTACCGGGCATCTAAAAGCTTCTGTTATATTAAAATCTTCTTGTATAACTTCTCTATATTTAGACAACATTATCAAAGGGTCTCTTCTATCTGTCGCATGAGATGCTACTTTAACTTCCATATTCAGTTTTTCCGACAACATCCCGATTCTTGATATAGTATTAGTAGATATATCTTGGTTATACATCGAATGACCAGCAGACATAATTGTTAATTTAATGTCATAACCACCTGTTGAAGTTAAACTCAAATCATAATTAGTAACATTACCATACACCATCTCTACATTACCACGAGTAACTAATGCCATTCCATGTGGCATCACAGCCGCAACGTGTTTATCAAGTTTATATTGAGCTTCTGGCGGGTTATTCTCTTCTTTTTGTTCGGCGCTTCTGATGTCAATATATAAACCCTGGGCTTCTTCATAAGTTTGTCTTAATATGTCAATTTCAGGATTAGTATATCCAAACTGAACCATAACAGGCTTTCCGATTCTCACAAAAGCAGGTACTACTTTATTATATTGCGCATTAGAATGAATATGAATAGTAAGAGTTGTTTCTTGAGTTGTACCGATTAACGCACCATCTCCTAGATATCGTGTACTAAGTTCTGAAATACCTGGTGGTGGTACAGGTCCCCTGTTAAGGTCAGAATCTAAATCCTTCCAATAAACTTCATCAAAATAATCACCGAGTCGAGTGTCTGTAAGAGGGTGAACTCCTTTTTCGCTTTCTGATAGATATGAATGTATTCTTATAGATGTCGTAGAGGCTGTGTCAGCAACGGAAGTTAGATTTACAAAAACAGAACGTGTTCCTAAATCACCTAAAGAATAATGAGTAGAACTCTTAGATAACGGGTCTCCACTATTCTTGCTAAAAGAGATAGTTCTATTTACAATCTCTTCAATAATTTCTTTTCTTATAGGTTCACCTAACATAAAAATACCTTTAAGTCGAAGATGTATTTAAATTTGCAAAATCTCGTAATACAGATTGTATATTAACAGGTATTCTATATTGTTTCATGGGGTCTATTTGAATTTCAGGACCTTTCATACCGTTCGCAAGGGCTATTATCCACCAATATTTAATATTACCATAATAGTTAAATGCTATATTGTCTAATCGCATTCCACGTGGAAAACGTACATACTCATCACTATCTTTAAGAGGTATCTTTGGATAAAAAGTTGTCGAATAAATAGTCTTTTTATCTTTTTTTAATATTTTTGTATTATTATATCGCATTTATTCATCCTATTCATCGGTTTCAACAGTAACCGGTTCTGATTCTTCGGTTACTGCAACGGGAGTTATTCGACCTGAAACTGATTTATCATATTGTTGTAAACTTGTAAGAGTACCACCGGCCCATCCTGATTTCAGTTTATCTATATCATATTTTACATCGACTACTTCGTGTGGTGCTTTTCTATTAACAAGTGTTTCAAAAGGTGAAGGCTCACCTGCATCCATACTTCCGCCTATAGTATCTCGAGCTTTTAGAAATGTAGTAGCACCATCTGTTGTAGCTTGTGATAACCACGGTAAGTCATAATGTTTACCAAATTGATGTGGTTTATGTCTACCTATTAATCTAAACGTCAAAGTAGCAGTTATGTGTTTAGGAAATTGAAACCATTCAGTTTCCCAAGTTGTATTATCTTGAACATTAATTGCTAAATTACTAATATATCCCGGTTGCCTTCTAAACATATCACCTAACGTCATGTCAACATATGGTGCAATCATAAGACCTGAGGCATTATATTGTGGGTATGCTAACCCGACAAGATAATTTAATTTTTCTGCTAAAAACGGAAACTCTTGTGCTGTTTTAGGATAAATAGTAAAATCAATATTGATATCTCTATCAACACCATCATATGTATAAAATTTATCAGGGCGACCTAAATACTTTATTTCACTATAGTTGGGTTGTACATTTTCATTTATATTATTCAAGGATGCTCTAAAAACTAAAGTTCTTGGTTCAAATACATTGCCCTCGCCATATTGTTTTGTTTGAAATCTAAAATCTACAAAGTCTTTAGGTACATTGTCTGTTTCTGTAATAGGAAATGCATTAACTCTATCGTGATAATTACTTTGGTCTATTTTAGTGCCAGGAAAATGTTGTAATAAATTCACACCATATGGTGTAAGGTCATCATCATATTCCAGCACCGGTTGACCTAAAAAGGTATTCACACCAACGTTTCGGGTCGTTTCTTGTTGAGAGCCGATTGATTTATCTTTCAATCCTTGTTCATATGAAGCGGCCTCTCCTATTTGTCCATAAGTTAAAAATCTATAATTTGATTTTTGATGAAGTTCTTTGAGTTTTGAACCGTTTTCTATAAAGGTTACAGTTGTATCTCTATCAGTACCAGAAAGTAATCTATTCCTTAATCTCTCTGCTTCTTCTATCGCACTAAGACCAGCATCAGGGCCTCCGTATATGTCTGCGAGCCCAAAATTACGAAATCTATAAAATTGATTAGGATTGTGGAATGATATTGCAACATTGTCTAAATTAGGTATCATACCCATTGCTAAACTACCAAGAGCCCCGGGGGCGGATTTAAATTTTGTTATTGTTCTTTGTAGTCTGTCCATTAAAGTAATTGACGGTTTTACAGGGCCTGCTGGAGCTATTATTACGTTACCGAACAGGTCTGTATTATCTACAGGCTTATCAGATATTAACCTTCCTGCTGCGGCTTCTACGTGTGATATATCCTTTGCTATTCCGTGTAACTCATAAGCATGCATCGCCTCTGGTTGTCTCCATCCTACTTGTTCTGCGATTCTTGAAGTAGGATTTCTATCACCAGCTAAAAATATATCTGCCATGAAATCAGGTATAAATGATGGTAATGCATCTTTTATAGCTTCTGCGGGATTTAAAAGTACGTCTTCATATTCAAGACCACCGATATGTCTTTTTATATGATAAAAATCATTACTTAATAAAGAAAGCGGATTCCATAACCGAGATTCTATAGTTTTATTATTTGCTTGAAGAAAAAATTGTTTTAACCCAAAAGTTACCCCTTCAGTAGTTAATATAAATTTTCCTTTTCGAAGAACATCATTAAATTCTCTATCAAGTCTTCCTGAAAATGTTGGTGTACCACGTAAAAATCCACCAGCTACTTCATCAAGAAAATTAAAAACCTTACCGCCGGCTTCTAACAGACCTTGAGCTAAACTCGGCCCTAAATCCTGCATAGAGCCCAATCCCCAATCATTCCCTTGTTTACGAACAATAAATGGTTGAGATTTACCTGGGCTCAAATCTTGTATATAGTTCGTGTAAGTTTCGAATGGACCATCTATGCCTTGCTTTTTCTCTGATAATGTCATTTTACCGTTAACGGCACGACCGTCACCATCAATAGGTAATAATAAAATTCTATCGTCTTCTTGTAATTGAGTTTTAGCAAATTCGCCAAGTCTGCCTGGAATAATTTCTTTTGAGGAGTTGCCGGCGTAGATAAAAGCAGAACTATACCCTTTCGGATATCCTATGGCGCCACGCGCGTTTTGATAAAATGCGGTTATTCCCTTATTAGTTATAGCAAGTTTTGCAATACTTAGCATATCCGAGTTACTACTTAAAAATGTCGCATCTCCTGAATCTTCATTAGTTTTTACAAAATTACTTTTACTAACAACCCAATCAACTATTCGACCTGCTTGTTTTCTGAATTGTGAATCTACTATATTAAAGGCACCATTACTAAAATTGGTATTTGGAAAAAATACAGTTGACCCGTTTAATGGATTTGTAACGTCTATAAATGGTTCAGTTTCACCTGTAAATGGTATATTAATTGAATTTATATAAGTTTCGCTATATGTCGCAGATGTCGGTGTGTAAATATTGCCGGACCATGAAATACCTTGATACTTAGTTGTCTCCATAAAAGGCGAAAATCCGACAGCGTGAATACTTTCGGCATCTTTATCAAAAAAGTTTACTCCTACGTTTCCTCCGACAGTTGAACCTCCTGACTTCTTATAAAGGTCACTAAATTTAAATGTAGAATCGTTAAAAGATAATTCCGGATTATAATTTGATATTTCATCACCGAGTATATGATAGTGCGTTTCTTTATCTTTAGCATTTACTAAAAACCCATTGGCATATGTATCAGCAAAGAAATTCTCTTCTTGTGGTGCGGATAATAAGCTACGTGGGCCGAACCCGATTGCTTCACTTATTGGCAACGGTACCGCCATCGGCCTCTCAAACGTTTGATTTCCGGTTACAACATTTCCGTTATTATCTTGAAATGATTGTGGATGGTCCATAGAGCCTACACTATTGTAGTCAAATGATTCAATCTTATCAAATAAATCTACTAATGCCACTTTCTTCCCCGTTTAACGTTTAATATTTCTAATTCCGGATTCTACTTTACTTAAAAATCCGGTACTTGAATCGACAGCCTTTGTAATAGTCACTCCGGATTTTTCTGTAGCTGATATTAATCTATCAAGTTTTTGTTCTAATTTAGTTGTATGTAAATCAAGTTGTTGTTGAGTTCGTTTGTCTGCAGATAAGTAAAAATTGTCACCTAAAGAAGTTGATATACCTACACCTTGACTATCAGAAACACCTTTACGATTAATACCAACAGCACTAACTTTTTTGTCTGATTCAAGGTTTTCAAACGTGGAATACGCCGCGCCTGCGCCGTATCCTGCGGCTCCGCCCAATGCCGCACCGGTACCGATTACCATCATACCTTTACCAACAGCGGCTAGGTCTTGTTTTATAGTTTTGCCTCTTGATAAAGCAGTTATTATTGCTGGCCCTAGGGCTACTAATGTTCCTACTACAGCGCCAACAATGCCACCTACCATTCTCATTTTTTTTGCTATCTTGCTTGTAGCTTCAGACGCTTCGTCAGTTTCATCGGTGAAGACCTTTTGACCATTAACTAATTTTGTCATTTGTCCTGCGCTGAGCCCAATAGATTTCGTCAAACTTTTTGCTTGTGCCGCATTCATGTTTTGTAAATCAAACTGCCCTCTAAGTTCTGATTTTATAGCCTTCGCTAATCCTTCTTCATCTCTCGAAAACGATAATGCCCGAAGTTTTTCAAAATTGATAGTTTTACCGAATAATGCTTGCTGTTCAAATTGGTTAGAAATCGAACCTTCTAAATCTAACATAGCTTCTGCAACTTGTTCTATAGCACTTACACTAACACCGAGTTTCCTCATTTCAATAGCGGCGCGGCCGATTTCATCAGCAGTTTTACCCATAAAGAATGAAGTATCTTTAGCGGCGGATGCTACATCTTCGAATACTTTACTACCTAAAACTTTCTTTTGTTTAGCTAAATTTCCTAATGTTTCTACCTCTGCGATAGAACGTTCTAAAGATGTCCCTGTGGCGAGTGCATTTAATAGAACTAATTCGGCAGTTGTTTCAGCTGATGACCCAGCTAAAGAAGCGATTTTTCCTAAATCCCCGGCCATCTTTCCTGTTAATTGAGTTGCTTGTGATGTTACATCTGCGAATGCTTTTATAGAATCTTTGGCTTTATCCATATCACCGCCTACCAAGAATGCTGATAATTGAGCTCTTCTCATTTGATATGCCATTTCACCAGCTTCCCCTGCTGAGATACCTAAATCTTGTCGCAATTCTTTAGATTGCATCACAAGCTTCTTAATTTCATTAAGTAAAAGCCCGCCGGCTACTAATGCAAACATTCTAACACTTTTAAAAGCCATCCTTATCTCACCTGCTACATTTCGGACTTTTTCAACCATATCAAGAATAGGATAATCTCCGTCTAATACTTCTCGTAGGTCTTCTACACCGCCACCGGTCTCAAAATTCACACCTATGTCACCCATCTTGTCAAAAACTGCTTCGAATCCTTCAGAAATCCCACCTTCTGTGGATTTATTTAACCTGGTTTTAATATCAGCAAGGGATGCATCAAACTCGCCTTTGTCAAAAGTATCCGCCATTAAAGCATCTAAGGAATCAAGTCTTAACTTTTCTAACTCTTTAAGAGCATTTGTTTTTAATGCATCTCCTTTAGCTTCTTTTTTTGCGGCCTTATCTCGGAGCGCACTCCATTTTACATCTATACCAAGAGATTCTAAAAGAATACCTTTTTTAGACTTAGCTAACCTAGCTTCTCTATTAGCTAATTTAGCCAAGTCAAGACTTATATTTTTTAAGTCTCCTTTGGCGTTTACTTCCTTTTCTGTTTCTTCTCTACTCGCTTTTGCTTCTTCGTGACTCGCTTTTTTTAAACGTAATATTCTCGCTTCGAGTTTTTCAATATCGTTAAGATGCCCTTTGATTCGGGCGTTGTTAGCATTAGTAGTACCTTGGGCCTCCCGAAGTACTTTATTTTTTTCTTTTATTAGTTGAATTTCTTTTTCTAAATCAACTATGTTTTTGCCTTTCTGTGCCATTTAATTTAGATATTTTCTAATGCTTTTTCTAATTCATCATAAGAGTTTTTTATATTTTTAACTGCTTTTGCAAGCTCAGGGCTTTTCTTCATCATAGATTTGGTTCTTCCGTCAACTACACCTCGTTTTATCATACCAAAAATTTTATCAATAAAACCTTCTTTTAATGGTTGTTTCATAAATTTTCTCCAATTCGATTCATATATAAATATAAGGTTTACCGTTTTCTATTGACTTTTGAAGACGCCTTTTTTAATTGATTACTCTCTTCTTTCTTAGCTTTTGATAATCTCCGATAATACCATTCACGCATACCTATGGGCATATCATATAACTCATTAAAATTGTAAAACCCTTGGCTGAAATAACCAAGTTGGAAGATTTGTTCGTAAACGCTTTCTCTATACTGAGGCGTTAGGCCAAAAAAATCGTACGGTCATTGGGACCGCTACCTCCTGTTCAGTACCATTAGACATCTGTACTGTGGTATTGAAATTAATATCAGGAGAGACTTCTTTAATGTAGTCTCTAAATGCTAATGAATCTCTTGCTACAAATTGATTATCTATAAAGTCATCTATAACTCCGCGTGTAGAATCACCATTAATAGATGTTATAATAACTTTATACCTATTAGTCAACCCTCTATCTTGTCCGGCTTTTTCATAGGCTTTATTTAACTCTTCTAATTGTTTTTCTAAATGACCTGTCAATAACATAAAATTAATTTTAGCTTTAGTAATCGGCCCTATAAATTGAAATTCATTTTTATTATCTTCAACTAAATTCTTTTTAATAATCCAATCTTCTTTTAAAGAAGTCAAATCTATAATGTGTTCTTCACCTTCGATTATGACATCATATTCTTTACCATATCCGAGTATACGTGATGATACTAATACAGCATTTCTGTCTCCTATTACTAAATCATCTTGTTTAACACCTTCATTAACAATCAAACTATCTAATAACTTTTCAAATACAAGACCTTTATCTATAAGATTAGGTGACGTAAGGATATCTTCTTCCCGTGCTGTCATATATTTTATTTCAATTTTACCACTTGATAGTGGATGGTCTTTTGGATACACCAAGCCTTTAGAAGGTAAATCAATTACCTCGGTTGGGAATTTACTCATAACAATTACCTCTTATTAGTTAAGATTATAAAACTATTTATTTCGACTAAATTTTTCTGCTGCGGTTACGCCTAAGCCAACGATAGTAATATACATAAAGTTTTCAAGAATGATATCTTTCACCTCAAACTGCCAAAATGTATTTGCTACCCAACTCGCTATAAGCATAACAAATGATGCGAAACCTATTGTCCGTTTAGACGATATTTTCGCATCACTTGATAGCATTTCTCGTATAAAATTCATATTAGAATTGTAATACTGCGTAGTCATAACGAAGTGTTACCGTTATATCTACAGGTTCACTAACTGACCAATCTAGGTCTCCGAAATTAGCGGCTTGAATATATGCCCCTTTAAGGTCCCATTTTTCGACAACATCACCAACAGGTCCTAACAATGAGAAAGTTACATTCTTTTTATAGAAATCAGAGTATCCATCCCTTCCTGTTACTGATTCGTGTCCAAGTCTAATCCACTCAATTACTGCTTGAGCACCACTTGGTACGATGGGGTCATAAAGAGTAATATCTAAAGGTTGCCATGACGCTTTACCTTTAACATACCGCTTAACATTGATATGATTCAATTCAATTTCTTCAAACTCTATTGCTGGACGATTAGCGGCTCTAATTAAAAAACTCGGCACACTTTCTACTTCCATGATAAAACGATTTTTCGTTTTCGGTTCAAACGGAGTAAAAAATATTTCGTTAGCTCCAATCAAATCAGGCATCTGTTTTCTCCTGTTAAGTTATTGTTCTATTATAAATATATAGAAAGGACAAAATCGTATCAAGTAAAGTATTATCTTTTTCTTAGTTTTTTATTAGTTTTACTTCCAAGAAAAAAGGGGCTCATTTTGAACCCCTCAATTCTTTTAAACTACCCTATTATTCAGGGAATGCAGCGCCTGTTGGCAACACTACAAAGTCAAGTACAATAAACTCAGCAGTTCTTGTTGGCTGTATGAAGATTTGACCAATTAATTGGTTTCTATCTACTACGTCCGGAGTATTATTGGTATCATCCATTACTACTCTAAATGCCGAAAGACCTGAACGTTGTTGTACAGACTCCATATACGGATTGACAATATTCAAGAAACGATTTCTTGTAGAAGCATTGTTTTGTTCGAATACTAAGAATCTTGAAGAACTCGCAATGAATTTCTTCAAATTAATTAACAATCTACGAACATTGATTCTATCAAGAGCTGACGGTCTTGCTTGTAGAGTCTTCTGTCCAAAAGCAACAATTCCTTGTTGAGGAAAACTTGCAATCGGATTAACTCTTCCATCGTACAATTCATCTCTATCTGTATGAGTTAAGATTTTCTTAACATCATTTGCAGAGATTCCTCCACGATTAAGACCTGCGGGTGCGAACCATTCTTGACCTATACTATCGTTCTGTGAAAATACACCTATCATAACTACTGATGGTGGTACCCAAATATTAGCACCGCCTCCTGGATTAGATATACTAACCCAAGGAAAATATGTAGCTACATAGTTGTTATCAAGTGATTTAACATCAGCAACAGCATTTGATACTGACCTGCCCCATCTTGAACCGTCCATAATATAAAAAGTATCACCACGAGTAGAAGCAATAGATATTGCTCTATTACTTACCGTTGGATGATACTCGTGAATTATACCTGGAGTTGAAAGTAAATTCATATCAATAAAGTCAGGGTCACTTATACTTCCTAATGCTTTTTTATAAGCAACTGAACCACTTGCAAGTGCTGATGAACAATCAAATCCTTGTTGATTGTTAGCGGCAATATCACCATTAAAGTAGATATTACGTGCTGGGTTCTCTCCGCCAAATCCCCATTGGAATGGCACAGCAAACTTACGTTGTCTTACGTTGGTATTAGCATCTGATAAAGTTAAAAATGTAGCGGCATTGGCGTATCCAGCATCGCCTCCTGCAGTTCCCTTATTATCTTCTAAACTCATTGTTGTGTTAGAGCCGACAGTTGCTGTACCAGGTACAGGAGATAAATATTGCTTATTTACTTTATTACTATCAGCAAAATCCCAACCATAATACTTAGCTGGGTCAAACGAACCATTAGTATCAACGGAAGTAATGTAACTTGCTGTCGGACACGCGGTGGCTAATCCTGGTACAGGATTTTGAGGAGCAGTAAATCCCATCGGAGCGACTGCTCGACCTACACCAGTTGCTTCTGAAATCAGAGTAGTATAATCACCCAATCTTACGAATTGAGAACCATTTCCATAGTTACCATATTTAGTAATTTCACCTGCAGAATTAGTTTCACTCCATCCATCACCTACCATTTGAACAACAAAGTTTTTACTTTGTGGGTCAAAATTACATCCAGAGAATGTTTCAACGGCGTCAAATTTAGTTGGGTCATCAGACCTACGTTTGTACACCATCATATCAAACTGTGCATAGTCAGGTGATGTATTATTCACAGCCGCAGCTTTTATATTCTGAAAAGCAATATAAAAATCTGTATTCATTTGTTCGCCATGTCCTCGTGTATAAACTCGGAATAGCTTCTTGTAACCTACTCCTTTTTGTGACTGTATCCACGGTGTTCTTGCAAATGAAAATGAACTATTTCCTGTCCAACTATTAGCACTACCATCTGAACCAAAACTTTGTGTACCTGATTGAAAATCAAGTGTATGAAGTGATGCCGATAGAACAGTTGAACCAGATGCTACAAGTCCGCCGTCTTCATTAAAGTTTTTGTACATATAAACGTTATGTTGTAATGTCTGTCCGTCTGTTGGTAATGCATTCTCACCGCCATTCATATTGACATTAGTAATAGTTTCAAGTAGTACATCTGAACCTGAAATGTATAGTTTGTTCTGCGCACCCGGTGTAGCTGTACCAGGTATAGCGAAAGAACCTGATGGGTTGCCGAATTTCATCTTACTTAAATCACCCGTTCCGCCTGTTGCTTTTCTCGAAGGTGCTAATGTTGCCATAATCTTTCCATTTGAAGCACCGTCACCGATACACAAATTTATAGCATCTACTGAATATCCGCCAATGCCAAGAACACGAACTACCGTAACACTCGATGCGCCACCGCTCAAATATCGTGATACTGCCATTCCTGTATAATATGGTGTTGTTCCACCAACTGCCCCAAATATTTGTTCATATTGGGATGTACTTGTTACAACTGTCGGCCTAAAAGCGGGTCCTTTAGTTGTCGGTCCGACAACTGCCGCACCTATATTTGCTATACCTTGCGGTAGAAAAGATAAGTCTTTCTCTCGGGTAAAGACACCCGGAGATACAATACGTTCTGCCATTTTATTCTCCTATGAAATTGGAATTAAAGTTATTGTTAATACATATAAATAGTTTATAAAATTTGAAAACGTTATACTTATACAATATTATTTTTTAACAGGTGTGAAATCACCGGTTTTAGGGTCAAGAGTACCTTCACCATACTTATCACTCAATGTTTTAACTAACTCTCTTTCAGTAGTTTGGTTCGCTTTCCATTCACCTCTAATAGATTCTTCTCGTTCTTGAATAGCTTGTATTCTTTCGTCTACTAAGATTTTTTGAACTCCGAGATTTCCTAATTCAGTTTGTAAAACAGAATAAGTTTCTGCAACTTCGTTTATTTGTTTTAATTCACCTTCTGTGAATTTGTTGTCATCAGCCATTATAGACCTCCTATTTATATTTTTTCAAAAAGAAATTTCTTTTTTTCTTTAACTATGTGTTTGGGTGTAGATGGTAAATACTCAAAGTTATTGGTGTATTCCTCTGGCCATTGTGTCTGTAACCAAGTTGTTAATATATATTTATCACTTGATATCGGAGGTTGTGCATAATGTACATAAGGCCACATTGTAGGAAAAGCAAAATGTTTTCCTTGTTCGGGTTTTATAGCTAAACGAGAAAATGGAAATACAGTTCTGCCACCCTCTTCAACATCATTTAAATAAAACATACTCGTAAATATTCTATTACCAAATTCATACATATGACTACCTTCTGTATGCCATGAATTATAATGACCTTTACCTTTTTGATATTTATGTATTTCCCACATCGGGTAATAAACTCCACTTCTATACATTTCACTAACATCATAATGTTTGTCTAAACCAAATTTCTCAAGATAGTTCATAATACACCCGTCAGAAATGTGTATAATGGTTTTTACGTGTTCTTTGGCACTTGGCATTTTCATCAAATCAATTTCACCTGTATCTTTTATAGACTCATTTACTCCACTATGAGTCGCACCCGAAGCTATTTGATTTTTACTTTCCGCTTTATCATATATATCTATTAGTTCATTACAAAATTCAGGTGTGAGTGCCTTTTTAGTTTGTTGCATTGAATCTTTAAAATACTCTAAAACTTTTGTATCATACTGACCGCCTTTTAATTTAATATCAGTATCCAAGTCCTCAATAGTAATGTTAGGTATGGTATTAGTTGTAGAAAACATATTACCATCCAATGGTAAAACTTTATCTTTGTTTTCTATTTGCATATCATACGTATAGTCTACCCCGTCTTTAATTTTATCTATTTTTTTAGGATAAAGAAATTTATAATCTTCTTCTAATTCAAATCTCCACACATCTGCATCAAATCTATCAAAGTCTACCATATTTTTATTATTTATAACATAATGTAAAAATAACTGAGAATAAAATTTTCCTTTAAATTCATTTCTATGATGTGATACATTATGCCCTAAATATATTATAGCATCACCTGGATTTTGTATAACTTCAACAGATTCTTTGGTATCTATATCTGTTACATATATAGGATATGGGTCAGATTGTCCTATATTAATTGTCATTGATATTTGACAAAAAGGCCAATCTGTATGATGTGACATCTTAGAACCTTTTAAATAAATTCTCTGATATGCGTACGTAGGTATTAAATCTTCTTTGATTAATTTAGAGACAACAGGTAACATAGTATATAATGTATTTTGCCATATAGGATGTGAATTAACATTCCAAGTTCTAGGATGAAACGCTTGTACCTCAGAAATATCTCCTACAACCATTTCTTTATTATTAATAGTATCTATAGATTGTTTAAAAAAATAATCAGATTGGGTTTTTGTAAAGAAATTTTCTATAACATAATATCCATGTTTATGTAAATAATCAATCATCAACGTCCTCCGAAATTTATAGCATCTATTGATGATTTTATTATATAATTTACTGAAGAAGTTATTCTTTCTTTGGCAGAAATAAAAGGATAAACAACGTGTAATAAATTACCGGGAAAAATTAAAAAATTACCTTTGATAGGTCTTACTCTAAATGTACCGCCTTCTAAAGTTCCTGCAGTATTATAAACTATTTCTAATAAACCATCATCCGTACGTCCTTTTGCAAGTACATCGTCAGTCCCTGTTTGTGTAGATGCTATAGATTCAGTAAGAAAATCTTCATCAACATCATTAAAGAAAAATACAGTTGTTATATTGCAATTTGGATGATAGTGCAGAGGATTGTATTCCCCGGATACCATTGAGTTTACCCATCCTTGAGTTCTGTGTACTGAATATTGAAATTTAGATTCTTCTTCAGGGTCGATAGGAATGTTATATAAAGTTTCAGTATAGAATCGGTCACTTAATTCTCTAGCATATTGACCCACAATACCGTCTAAAAACTCTCCTACATCTGATTCAAGCCAATATTGTTCAGGAACAGCCCATTCATCATCAATTCTACCTGCTAAATTATTACCGTGTGGTTCTTCTTTTTTTTCTAAAACATTAGTTACTATATCTTTAAATTCTTTAAATATACCGGGCGGCATTGTACCGTACATTATTGACGGGCCGAACGGGTGAAAGAATTTATATTTTATTTTTTCGACTTTTTTAGACATCTACGTAACATTTAAGTATTCAATAATAAATATTAAACAATTAATTCAAAATTCAATTTATTTATAAACTTGAGGTAATATATGTCGCAACCCACTGGTCGTCATTTTCAATAATACTTTTTGAAGCTTCATTGAGACCATAAACCCAAATAGTTCCTTCATTGGTAGAGTCACTATATGAATCACCTACTGTAGTCCATCGACTATCAGCCCAATACACGTTATTATCTGTATCATATAAAATACCAGGTTCCCACACTTTTTCATCCTCATCCGCGCCTTCGGGATTAGCTACTTCTACAAACGTAGTTCTATAAAGAGAGCCTGTTAAAGTCCCTTCTGACGGCTCGTGGTATACAATACCATCACTTCCTGTAATAAACATATATAACCTCCTACGGGGTTGGTCTATTCACATAAACCATTGTATATTCGTGATAATGGGTAGTAGTCGGTGTAGACATAAACTTACCCACTCTTAAAGTCATACCATAAAATGTCGTAAAGGTATTATCAACTGCGGTGAGTTTTATGTTGGAAGGGTTGGTAAACATAGTGTGACTTGGTGTAGTTGCTGGCCCTAAACACACTTTCCATGTATTATCCGTTTGTTTTGGGACACCAATGCACCTTCCAACCACCACATCTACTGTCGTACCGAGAGTATACGCACCTGTGGCGCTAGCGCCTAAAGTTGTTATAGTAGTACCACCGCTTCTTTTTTTAAATGAAAGTTTTCCTGTTGCTGGGTCAGCGTTATCATGTACTTGCAGTTGATAAGTCGAAGTAGATACTCCTGGATTTGGGTGATTTGTCGTATTCATTCTAATATCTAATACAGAATCTTTATTATTACTACTTGTCATTTTAAATCTATATCTAAGGAAAAAGAGAGTAGGTGACGCACTCAAATCTATACCCGCACTGGTACTTCCTAATCCTTGATTACTTATTGTAGAGTCATCGCCTGTTATTTTGTGCCATTGACCTTGTGGTGAAGTAGAATTATGTAACCGAATACCGCCTGGTGTAGGGTTCGCATAATTCGGGCTCAAGGTCCATGTAGGTCTATTGAGATAGTTAGCACCATTGTCTTGGTCAATACCTACTGTATGAAGATATGATGTTTGGGAAAAATTGGTTCTGCTGGTAGAGTTACCTAACGTATTATCAGACCAATCTTCTAAAATATCTCCTTCAGTAGTGGCATTACCTGTAGTGTGGTCATAGGAATACCATTCAGAGTGTTTTAATTGTATCGCCGGCATTGCTGGAGGTATACTAGGGCTTAAGGTATTAAGCGCACTAAATGTACTATAGTCACCCTCACGCAAATCCTTTTGTGATATTTCAACGCCGGCGGAAGCTGTGGATGAATAATCATTCTGACGTTGCTCATTGAATAGACCTAACATACTTACTTGCCCGGTGCTTGGTACAGCCATTATTTAGACTCCTTTAATTTCTTGACCTCGTCTGATAATTCTTTAATTGCTTCAACCAACAATGGTACAACTTTCTCATATTGAACCGTTAAATAGTTTTCACCACTAAGCGAATTATCGTTACCATCATTATCAATAGGTGCTAACTTAACTGCTTCAGGTAACACTTCTTGAACATCTTGCGCGAATAGACCTACTAATCTTGTATCTCTATCATACATTGTCGGCCCTAATTCGTGTGCTGTTTCATTCCAATTATATGTAATACCTGTTAATTTAGAAATCTTAATAAGTGCATTATCTATAGGTACAACGTTTTCTTTTAATCTCTTATCAGAAACAAATGCTACAATATCATTAGCCGCATCAACTCTACCGTCAGTTGCGTGTGGTGTAGTTCCGACTCCTAATGAATGTTGTATTCTTGCATCACCATCTACGTCTATTCGATATAGAGGAGTAGTTTCACCAAAACCTGTTCCGTCCTCAAGTATTTTTATATAATTATTAGTACCCCAAACGCTCATCATCACAGTCTGACAACTATCGTCATTGTCTACATCACCTAAGTTTAAAACTGTGCCTGATTCTGATGCAAAATCTAATACTGCACCACCTGAACCAATCGCACCTTTTTGACCTTTTTGGCCTCCTGGACCACCGCTTCCAATTGGTCCTTTTTGACCTACGGGTCCTCCACCACCTGCTGAACCTTGAGGTCCTTTTGGTCCTTGAGCACCTACGGGTCCTCCACCACCTGCTGAAC